ACCTGAAGAAGCCGATGGCGCTGGTGAAGAAGAATTACCTCCACCTCCACCAACACCCGAAGGATTGAATCCACCCGCCCCTGAAGTTGGTTAAAAATGCCATTTCGTTTTGCGAAAGCCGAAAGACCTAGGCGCATACCTTTAACACCTGAGGAGCAAGCGCTCGCCCGTACTCTTTATCAATCTATTCAGCGAGCCACGGATAAAGTCTCTTTAAGACAGTTAGAGAGTTTACTTCGTAATCTTGACCCTGAAGTTCTTAACAGATTACTTAATGCAATAACAATCGCTAATCAAAATAAGATTCAAGATTCTTTATTAAACTCTATTGATATTGGTGGCAATGAAGCAATCAAACAGATTCAAGAGATTGCACCTAAGTTAGCCCTACCTGCTTTCACCCCTGACAAAGTGAAGATAACAAATCCACGCTCTATGGCTAACATGGAGTTCGCCAAACTTCCTGCGTGGGCACAATCTAAGCCACCTAAAGTTGAATTCAAGATGTCTTTCAATAAGACAAACCCAAACTCTTTAGCCTTTGCTCGTCGCCGTGCTGGAGAACTTATTACCTCTATTGACACATTAACCCGTGAGTCAATCCGTAGAGCAATTATTGATGCCTTTAATGAGCAATTAGATTACCGAGCCACCGCTAGAAGAATTAAAAATGTTGTTGGACTTCATCCACGATGGGCTGATGCAGTTACTAAATTTGAGAAAGATGAGTTTGCTAGATTACTTAAACGAGGATTAAAAGAAGAAGTTGCTCGCAGTCAGGCTATGGATAGAGCCAGTCGATATTCAGATTCTCTAAAGAGTAAAAGAGCAACAATGATTGCTAGAACTGAGATTCAAATTGCTCAAAACGAAGGACGCCAAGAAGGATGGAACCAAGCGGCTGAACAAGGTTATGTAGATGTTGAGTCACAAAAGATGTGGATTATTGCTCAAGATGAACGCACCTGTGATATTTGTTCAGAGTTAGATGGAGAAGTTGTTGGCTGGAATGAAACATTTTCTAGCGGACATGAGACCCCAGGCAGAGTTCATCCTAATTGTCGTTGCACCATGGTCATCATTCCACCTGAGAGACGCTCATGAGTATCACAATCGCATTTCCTCTTGGATACAAGCCAGTCCTTAAACATGGCGACCATGACCAAACTGACCACGGCGCTTGGGCAACCCAAGGTTCTGAAAAAGAAAAAGAAATTCACGAACGGATTACTGATGTTAAAACAGGTGATTACGAGAGAGACAAATACGATGAGGAAGATAAAAACCTCTATCAAAAAATAGAAGCAAAATATAAAACGAAAGATGATAAAACTTATTTGTTGTGGCAAGAAAACATTAAAACACCTGAAGGAAATAACATAATTGAAGTTAGAGCCTACGAGCCAAAAACATTAAGAAGCGGTAAAGAAGGTAGAAAACAAATCGGTTCATTGGCTACCGAAGGTAGAGACAGTTCAATAATAGATGGTGTTTATGTTGATGAAGAACACCAACGCCAAGGTATTGCAACCGCCATGCTGAATATGGCTAGAACCTATGCTCCCGATAATATGAAAATCAGCCACTCTTTTTCTTTGACAGACGATGCAAAAGGCTGGAGTAGTGTTGTTAAGCATGGTGACCATGACCAATCAAGCCACGGAAGTTGGGCGCATGGAGTTCAAGTAGCCCCTGATGTTGTCCGCTCAACCCTAGAGCAAGTAAAGTCCAACGGTGGTCTGACCATTGATTTAAGAGATGGTTCAAGCCCTAAGGGTGGCTTTATGGTTGCCAAAGATAAAAAATACGCTCAGATAGTCAAGGCTGAGGATTTCTTTGATGAGGCTAAGGGCGCTGAGATTCTTTCTTCTTATCTAAAACAGCATAAATCGGAGTTCAATCAGTCGAATAACTACCTCGGTTTATGGCACAATACGCAGGACAATCAGGTCTACCTTGATGTTTCCGAAAACATTGAGGACGAGGGGGAGGCTATCTCTCGGGGTCGAGAAAGAGACCAAATCTCAATATGGGATGTAGCGAACTTAAAAGAGATAGAAACAGGAGGAACAGGTGGCATCGAAAAAACTCGAGGCAGTAAATCTACCCGACTTGTCGAACATGACAGACGAGCAGATAGACGCATACGCCAAGGAGATTTGGGCGAAGTTAGCAAAAGGCAAGAACGAGTCAAAGTAATTTATTTTGATTATGGGTTAAAGCCCGTATTAAAACATGGCGACCATGACCAGTCCGAACACGGTAACTGGGCTAAAGGCTATACGGCTGATGAAATTTCCCGTATTGAAGCAATGGACAAAGTTGGTCCATCAATCGATGAATTAAATACTTTACTAAAAGGCAAAAAAGAATACACCGACGAAGATAAAACTCTCGTTGTAGAAAATGATTCTGACTTATATGCCGATGCAACAGATAACATTGATGCTATCGTAAATGAACGCCTCGCCTCACTTCAATCAGAATTCCCAAATCATGTTTACACAGAACAAGAAAAAGCAACTATCTATGAGAATGTACAAAATGAAATGGTTGCTAGTTATGTAGAGTCTAATAGTGAAACCCTAGACGAATACCTTCAAGCAAGCGATGGAGATGTTCCTGATACCGAATCAGCGATGTACGCATTGCAAGATGTTTTTGGTGTAAGCCATACTGGAACAAGTACCAACGGAGAAGAAATAACTCTTAATGCGAATGTTAATGATGTTAGTGCCGACGGTTACAACATTTATATTAGAGGAGATGTTACCAATCAAGAAGGAAATTTGGCTGGAGAATTTGAACGCCGATTTTTTCAAAAAGATGGAGTTTGGAATGTTGAACACTCAGTCCTACGGTTAGACGAGGACCATATAGGCACAGGTTTTGGCAAAGCATTTATTGAACAATCAGAGGCTTGGTATACCGCTAAAGGATTTGGCTATATTGAAGTTGGAACTGCATGGGATGGCGCTCGCCATTGGGCAAGAGCAGGTTACGACTGGAAGCCTGACAGAGTGCAAGAAAACTTAGATAACATCTCTCAAAAAGTTGCCTCTATGGTTGATGACGATAGTGGTTGGTTTGCTGACGGCTCCCCTGAAAGAGCCGAGTTTGATTCTTTAATGTCAAGAGCAACAAATGATTATTCTCCTTATTTTGAAGATGAAAGTGGATACAAATATCCTGCTTTTGGCTCAGTTAAAGATTTGAAAGAAGATGATTTTCCGCTACCCGCTCATTTTGCAAACATAGGATATTCAAAAGAAAAAGCAGAAGAGATTGGGACTTGGGCTGGCAAAGAATTGATGTACGACTTGAGAATGAAATATACGAAGTCATTGACTGCTGAAGGTCAAAAACTTTTGGAAGGACCTATTGACCACGACGGAGATGGCTTAATTTATGATGGAACAGCCCGTGAAAAACCAGCACCTACCAAAAAGAACTAAACTAGGGTATAATTAGATTATGAGCAGACGAGACACACAAAAGGCTATCCAAGAGGCTTATTCCAAATGGTCTGAAAAGGTTGAATTTACCTCTGATACTGGCGCTTCTAACGAGGATGAATTAAAGATTATGGATGAAATTTCAACCATCCTTCAAGGAAATAAACCCGAGTAGTAATACCATCCGCTATTCTTAGAACATGGCGGATATTGCTCCCAAACTAATTCATTTAAGCGCTGAGAAACTCATAGCGCTTCATAACAATGTTCATAAGTCGGCATCGCCAACCTCGGCTGAGATTGAAGTTCACCACACCATCCTCAATGAGATGGCTCGGCGCAAGATGGAGCGTCCTCAAGATGATTGGGACAATTACGAAATCCTTGTCGATTCAATCGAGAATGTAGACCTAACAAGCCTTAATGGATTACCCGCTGAAACCTTGTTGGATGTCATCAAAGAGACAGGCGATACCGCTGGCAATATCAAGACTTTCTTAACAGTCAATGGTTATCAAATGCGAGTTGAGCCAGTAGAAAAAAAGATTCAAAAAGAAGATGGAAAATGGGTTGTCTATAACGAAGAGGGAACACGCAGTTTTGGAAGTTACGATTCCAAAGAGGAAGCCCAAGAACGATTACGACAAATAGAATTTTTCAAAGAAGAAGAAACTTACAAACCACCTCAGGGTGTTAGACAAGCGGCGCAAAGAGCGATTGAATGGATTGAGGCTGGTCTTGCTGGTGGAGGTTTTACCTCAGTTGGTAGAACCCGTGCAGGTCAATTAGCCCGTGGCGAAAACATAAGTATTGATACTTTGAAACGAATGAAATCTTTTTTCTCTCGACACAAAGTTGATGGACAAGCCCTTGGATTTAATCGTGGCGAAAAGGGATTCCCTAGCGCTGGAAGAGTTTCATGGGATGCTTGGGGAGGAGATGCAGGATTCGCTTGGGCTGAATCCATGGTGGAGCGTTATGAAAACAAAGTTAAAAAGCACGGAGACCACGACCAATCATCACATGGCGCTTGGGCTGGTGGTGGAAGTGGCGGAGAAACTGACGGCTCATCTAGTCGCACCGCTTTATCCCCTGATAAAAAACCAAGTGCAGAGCGAAGCCCTGAGGCAGTTAAACAAGCCGAGAGATTACGAAGAGATGCTGAGGCAGTTGAGCCAGTAATTACAGGCTTAATGGAAGGTATTGCTAAAAATATAAATGCGGAATTCGCTGAGGTTGATGGCAAAAGTTCTCTTACTGAAAGACTTAAATCTACCGATTCTCTTGCTCGCAAGATTGACCAAGACGCAGAAAAAGACCATGATGGAGATAGAGAGAAAGCGGCTAACGCAATTTCTGATGCAGTTCGCTACACATTAAATGTTGATGAATCTGATTACACAGACGGTGTAGAAAAAACTCTTGACACATTAAAAGAAACTGGTTGGAAAGTTGAATCAGTCAAAAACTTTTGGCAAGCAGGTGACCCTTACGATGGCACCAACATTAAGTTGAGCAAAGAGGGTGTCAAGGTAGAACTACAACTACATACTCCAACATCACATAAAATTAAAGAAGTTGGATTACATGATGATTACGAAAAATATCGTGTGTCAAAAGATAATGCAGAGCGCAGAAGTCTTTGGGACAAAATGACTGAAACCGCTAAATCAATTCCAAGACCTGCTAATACAGCAAAACTTTTAACTATCGGAACTTTAGTTGTCCAAACTTTTGAAACCGCACAACAAGCAGGGTTGATAAAATCAACTGGGGTTGATATAATGTGGAGAATAACGAGAGAGGGTGTAGCCGTATGCGGTATTTTGCAAAACTAGGCGCAGACAACAAAGCGGTAAACATCTATCGTTTTGAAGTAGGCGATACCACTATTACTGAAGATAGATGGGATTCAAGAAAGAATTCTTGGGTAGATAATCCTGATGCAGATGTTGTCAGATATTTAAGCCAAGGCGAAGGCGATTTTCAGGAACTTACTGAAGATGTAGCCCGTCAAATCTTCCCTGATGTATTTACGGAAGAAACTACAAAGGCTCTAGGTAAGTTTGATTTACAGAAAGCCGAAGGGGAAAAGCGTTACACCCTTGGAGCAATGTATATCCCTGATATGGAAGATGCTCATGGAGAGTGGACAGATTCCGAAGAATTACAAAGAGCAGTTTGGGATTATGTAAGAAGTAATGACCGCCGTATTCGTTTACAACATAACAAAGATGTTGTTGCTGGTGAATGGGTAGAAGTTATGGCTTTTCCATATTCACTAACAGTTCCAATCAAAACCCCCGAGGGTCAAGAGATGCAACACACTTATCCACCAAACACAGTTTTCCTAGGAGTTATTTGGGAGCCTTGGGCTTGGGAAATGGTGAGCGAAGGTAAGATTCGTGGATACTCTATTGGTGGAAAAGCCGAAAGATTATTTGTCGATATTGATGTTGAAAAAGGCGACCCAACAGTCTCCGATGTACATATTGATACAATAATGTCTCCGTCCAAGAAAAAGCCAAAAAAGGAAGAAAACAAATGAAAAAAGACCTTAGAATTTTAGGTGAACTTCGCAAAGGACCTTTGGCTGGTATGGACGAAGCAGAATTTAAGATGATTGAGGCGGATGTAAAAAAGTTTGGTTTCAAAGGACTTAGCGGATACGCAAAATCAACTGTTATGCGAGCAATGCGCTTAATGGGTTCTGAGATTAACAAAGCAGTAGCCCAAAGAAAAGCAGAACTAGAAAAACACGGCGACCACGACCAAGCCGACCACGGTGCATGGTCGAGCGGTGGCGGAGCAGAGTCGGATAAATATGAAGCAAAAGGTTCAAGTAAAGAATCTCAGGGTTCTTACAAAGGTGTTGATACAAAAACAACTCCAGCCGTTTTAGATAAATTATTTGGCAGAGGCAGAGATGCAAGACAAGATGATGAGTTTGAACCCAAAGTGACTGAATCATGGACGGCTGAATTCAAAGACAAGGCTACTGGAGAAACTTTTGTTGCAGAGGTTTATGATTGGATGCGATACGATAATAAGGGTTTAACAGCGGAGCAAGGTTTTAAGATGCCTTTAATTAGTCGAAATGAATCTTACGATTTTCACATTGGCGCAAACACAAAAGAGCAAGCACAGATTGTTAGAGATTATATTGATAGCGCTTCTAAAAAAACAAATAAAGAATTATTACAAAAAGCAAAATCTGTATCTGTCGGAGATATGGTTTCTTGGAATTCTTCAGGTGGTAAAGCAGAAGGTAAAGTTTTAAGAATTGCTCGTTCAGGTCGCATCAATGTACCTGATTCATCTTTTAACATTCAAGGAACTGAAGAAGACCCTGCCGCTTTAATTGTTTTATACCGTGATGGAAAACCAACTGACACTAAAGTTGGACATAAGGTTTCTACTCTAAAAAAAAAGTAGAGATTGAGAAGCATGGTGACCATGACCAATCAAGTCATGGTGACTGGCGCCAAGGTGATGACTCTGAGGGAGAAGATTCTTCAGAACCAAAAAATCTAAAACCAAATTTCACTCCATACAAAGATGATTCTGAGGGTGAGTTTGAAGATTTAGATTATGATGACCCGAAGTACATGGACACTATGGATTTAAGACCTAGGAAAAAAACATGAGTAAAACAATTATTGATGACACCGTAGATGTTCTGACTGCAATGAATTTAACCGTAACTAAAGTTTCAACCCCGCCTGGGTATTCAGGGTTGCAGGTTTATCTACCCAATGACACCCAAGCATTTTTTATATGGGCAAAGATTGACCAAGAGGACTACCACTTCAGGATGGCTAGATTTTGGCAAAGCGAAAATCCATTTTCTATGTGGATTGCCCCTAATTTGATTCAAGCCTTAGCAAAGACAAGGGTTCTAACTAACCAATAAATAGGCTCGAATTACACTTATGGTATTCTTCATCTGTCAAGACCCGAGGTTAGTTTTATTAGCCCTATGCTAAAAGACTTTCCTCTAGTTTGTTAGGAGCATAAATTGTCAAAACCCCGTACTCGTAAAATGGTGAATTTAGCCATCGAGGAAACGAGTGGCGTAGACCATCCAGCGCATCTACATGAGGGTTGGCTTGTAATGAAGTCAGCCTCCGAATCTGAAGTTCAGAGGGTTCTCGACAAATCGCTGACCGAGGAGGACTCCAACATGGAGGATATGAAAACTACCGAGGCAACTGAAGATAAGGTTGAAAAAACCGTTGAGGAAGAACTAGCGGCGGCTCAAGCCCGTATCGCAGAACTCGAAGCCAAACTCGCCGAAAAGGAAGAAAAGCCTGAATTGGAAGTTGAAATGGCGATGGGTCAAGACTCAAAGGAACCAAAGAAGGAAGAAGAGGACTACATGAAGTCCGCTCCTGCTCCAGTTGTTAAGATGATTGAAGACTTGAGAAAACAGGCAGAGGAGGCAACCGCTGAATTACGCAAAGAGCGTGAAGCCCGTGCCGATGCTCAAGCCGTTGAAAAAGCAAAGGGTTGGGCTAACCTCAACTTCGATGCAGAGAAAGTTGGACCAGCGCTTCGTCGTTTGTCCGAAACTGATTCAGAGTTAGCAAAGAGCATTGAAGAAGTTCTTTCTTCAGTAAACGCTCAAGCAGAATCAGCATCAATTTTTGCAGAAATCGGCAAATCTGCGGACTTCAAATCAGGCAATGCTTATGAGCGTATGACTACGCTTGCTAAGTCTGCCGTTGAAGAGGGTGTAGCAAAGTCATTCGCTCAAGCGATGGCTGATATTGCTACAAAAAACCCTGACCTTTACAGCCAATACCTATCCGAGAAAGGTGCCTAAAACATGGCATACGAAATCTCTAACTACTCGGTAAAGGTCACCCTCGTTGCAGGTGCCGACCTTTCCAGTAAGCAGTACAACTTCGTCAAGTTGAATTCATCAGGTGAGGCAATCGCTATTGCCGCAATTACTGATGTTCCAGTTGGCGTTCTACAAAATGCTCCAACTTCAGGACAAGAAGCAGAAGTTCTTGTTTCAGGTGGAACTAAACTCGTAGCAGGAGAAGCAATTACTCTTCCAGCGTTCTTGAGCGTTACCTCAGCAGGTAAAGCAGACAAGATTGCTACAACCGACACCACTCAATATGTTGTAGGTCAGGCACTAACAGCGGCAGGAGCCGATGCTGAAGTCATCACCGCCGTTGTAAACTGCGCTAACCCAACAAGAGCGAACTAGGGGGCTAACTAAAAATGCCACAGCCAAATATCAATTCCGTCCATGTGGACGCAATTCTTACAAACATCTCGGTTGCTTACTTACAGAACCAAGATAACTTTATCGCTGACAAGGTATTCCCAGTAATCCCTGTCGATAAGAAGAGCGATAAATACTTTACTTACACCAAGAACGATTGGTTCCGTGACGAGGCTCAACGCCGTGCGCCTGGAACTGAATCAGCAGGTGGCGGTTACAACCTATCAACAGGAACATATTCAGCAGATGTATGGGCTTTCCATAAAGATGTTGATGACCAAACTGTTGCAAACGCAGATGCACCTCTTAACCCTCTTCGTGAGGCAACAGAGTTTGTTACTCGCCGTTTGATGCTTCGTCGTGAACTACAATGGGTATCCGATTTCTTCGGAACTGGTGTATGGGCTGACGATGTAACAGGTGTATCAGGCTCTCCATCTTCAGGACAGACAAAGCAATGGAATGATTACACATCATCCGACCCAATCTCAGACATTGAGAGCGGAAAGGCTGAAATCTTGTCTAACACAGGTATGGAAGCAAACACTTTGGTTCTTGGATACGATGTATTCAAGGCACTAAAGAATCACCCTGACCTAGTAGACCGTATTAAGTACACATCTTCACAAACAATCACAACCGACATGTTAGCCGCAATGTTTGACATTCCTCGAGTTATGGTTGCTAAGGCAGTCAAGGCAACAAACAATGAAGGCGCCGCAGAAGCCTACGGCTTCGCTCATGGTAAGAAGGCTCTTCTTTGCCATGTTGCTCCTCAGCCTGGACTACTAACCCCTTCTGCTGGATACACATTCGCATGGACTGGCGTATCAGGTGGACTTGGCGCAACAATCGGAACTTCACAGTTCCGTATGGAATCCATTAAGTCAGACCGAGTAGAAGCAGAAATGGCTTTTGATAACAAAGTTATTTCTTCTGACCTTGGCTACTTTTGGAATACAATCGTCGCTTAATTAGTCAAACGAAGGGGGTGAGACTTTTCATGGTCTCACTCCCTTCCTTTATTTAGGAGAACAAATGGCATTAGTAAACAGACTTACAAAAGGCGAAGCGGCAGTCGGCGCTCTACAAATCGGCGACAACGATATGGTTTACGGTATCGAATTCGGTACAGTAGCAATCGACCCTGCTTCAATCAATGCAACAACAAGAGGAGCAACAACTTTTACGCTAACTGGTGCGGCTACAACTGACATCATTATCGTGAATCCACCTGCAACTCTAAACGATGACTTAATCTTTGCTGGAGCGGCTGTTACATCAGCGGATACAGTAACTATCTATCTTTACAACCCAACAGGAGCAGGTATTGACCAAGCGTCAGCAACCTTCTCATATTGCTGGATTGACACAACCGAATAATATGAAAGCACAAATTCTTAAATCAATGATTGTTGATGGTCGCAAACTTGTGGCTGGAGACATAGTAGAAGTAAAAGGTTGGCGCCATGCTAAGGCTTTGGCTAATAACCGCTATATCAAATTGATTGAAGGAGATGTAGTTGAAGAAGTAGCAGAGGCTCCAAAGCCAAAGGCTACAAAGAAAACAAAAGAAGTCGCTGAATAGTGCAAAGGGCGATTCGGTAAAATGGGTCGCCCTTTCTTTTCTTAGGAGTTTATATGGCTGTATCACACTCAAGAGTTTCAGTAGGAACTACCGCTACTAAACTCACTTCAGATTATGATGGCAAAGACGGTCAGACCATCAATGTTCAAAATCCCGCAGGTGGCGCAGATGTTTACCTCGGCGGTGAAGGTGTAACAACAACAGATTATGGTTACTTGCTAAAGGCTGAGACAAACTTTTCTGTTGAATTACAAGATGATGAAAAACTATACGGAGTAGTTGCTACAAGCACACAAACTGTAAATATCATTCGTCAAGGAACCTGATAAATGGCTTTACCAGCATCGCTTTCAACTTGTACCGTTGTTGGTACCTATGTTGATTTAGTTGGTAACCCTGTTCGTGGTTCCATCAATTTTACGCCTCAAACGATTCTAAAAGAGACAACTGCTAATGTAATTATTATCCCAGTTGTAATTCAAAAGACCTTTGATTCGACAGGTTCTTTTAGTGTTGTTTTACCCGTAACAAGTGATACTGATGTAACGCCTCAACCTTTTATTTATACAATCGAAGAAAACTTTACTGGTGGAAGAACTATCCAAATTTCCTTGCCTTTATCGGTAGCAGGAACCACCCAAAACCTTGCAGATTTGCTTCCTGCGCTATCTTCAGCGGACGCCGCTAGTTATGTGTCAGTAGACGCTTATCAGGCTCTATTAGCCCGTTACAACGATGCTGAAGGTATCCGTGTGATTGTGGTAGATGCAGATGAGTTTGTAGACGATGCAGAGAGTTATGCTTCAGATGCTTCTAAAGCGGCTGGTGCTTTAGAAAATTACAATACAAACCAATTTATGTTGATGGGGGTCTAAAGTGTCAGAACCGTATGTACCCATAGCCTCGTATACAGCAACTAACGCTTTACTTACAGAACTTGAAGTTGCAACAGATGGCGCTGAAACAAATGCCGATTCCCTTGACCTTGCAGTTGATAACACCTTAGTTCATAAGCAAACAGCGGAAAATGCAGTTGCTTCTAAATTTGATTTGTTCTTTTTGGTAGGTGCATAAATGGCGCTCGCACCGAGTTTAACCACAGTTCAAATTACTGGTAATTATGTAGATTTTGAAGGCAATCCAATTCAAGGTCAGGTCAGATTTACCT